AATAGATTTTTTAGATAATGTTGGTTCACCAACTAATGATGAGACCGATGATGTATTAGAATAATACGACGCCATTGGAGCAGAATTTGATGTTGTAAATGTCATATCACCATAGTATGGTGAACCTGTTGTAAATGTTGCATTACCATAGTATGATGAACGTGCGCTTACAGTACTAGTACTACCATTAACATATAAACCATAATTTGGTTGATGAGTTTGTTCGTTATAGAACTCAATCCTTACATCCCCGTTTAAATCGATTGCCGTCCTGTTTAACGACATATCTTTTACTTCATAGGTACTGAACTCAAACTTGTTGTTAGTGTCAAGGAAACGTTCTAAAAACACTCTCTGACCTGGTCGAATAACAACACCACCTGTGGAGATGTATTCACCATTTAATTTGATTTTACAAAGTACTGATTTTTGTGTTGGATTATGAATTTCAAATTCAAAATTATCCTTATCATTAAGGAAAACGGTGTTACCGTTGTACATTTTAAGTCTCGACTTTTTTCTTGTGATGTGAGCAGTCGGATTACCCACGTTGTTTGTTGTGTAATTCATTTTTTTACTTTTAAATTAGTTTTATTGACTACGTTACCAATACCTTCGTCTCCGTGAATACTCAACAGCTTTAAGGGCTGGGGACTGATAAACTAAAAATCTAAAAATAAATATATAATGATTTGAAAATTAATAAATGATTTTGTCACCCTTTGTGATATTTTCTTTACCCCACATAGGTTGTAAGTTGTCCAACGACCAACATTTCATAAAACTATCATCGTCAACCGACTCAAAATTAAAAGATGATATAGGTATTCTATGGTCAACATGCCACTCACCATAATTTTCCCACGTCATACTATCGGTAAATTGTTTTTCTAAATGTGAAATTAATTCTTCAGGAGTATATTTTAGAATATCAAAGTAATGTTTATTCTTTTCCACATTGTTCTCTTTCAATACCTGATATATGGCAGTTCTAAAATTAGAGATTAGTTTATAGGCGGGGTCACTCGCTTTACGATATCTTTCATAGTCACGTTTTATTTGTCGGATTTTATCAACATTATTTTTACGATATTCTTTAATGTATTGTTTTAAATGTTCTTTATTTTGTTCTGACCATTTTTTGTGATTTTCACTTTTTCTTTTTTTTGTTTCAGGTTTTGACTCATATTTTTTTGTTGATACTTCTCTACCACCAATATTTCGTCTACCTGACGGACCAAGAACAATACCATTACTTCTTAATGTGTTTATAACAATTGTTTTATGTATTTTTAATTTTTCACTGATAGTGGGGGAACCTAATAAATCTTCAGTGTATAACTTTATTATTTCTTTAATTTGAAATTCGGTTAATTCTATTTTTCTCATATATATAAATATAAACTATTTGACCAAAAAGTCAACTATTAAAATTAAGATATAAAAAAAGGGACAATAAATTGTCCCTTTAGTATTATTATTTAAGATTTTGATTATCTCAATTCTCTTAAATCGAATGTTCTAACACCATCTACGGTAATTCTTCCGTAAAATCTGTTGTTGACCATCTTTTTCGCATATCTCGTCATGATACCCTTGATTGGAGTAAAGTTGAACGGATTGTACATTGTAGGTGTTAACTGTAGAGGTACATACGGTGCGTAGATGTAACCTGTGTCAAGTAAAGATGTACCTTTGTGACCCATTAACACTTGGTTAGGTGGGAAATAAGGGTCTCTGAACACTTGGTAACGACCAGCTAATGTACCAACTCTTTCAATACCCATGTTGTATTGGTCTTGCTCAGGAGCTGCATTTGATACGTGGAAATATTCCAAGTCATCAAAGATAGCACTGATTTCAGAAGAAACAACAATCCAGTTAGCACCACCTCTTAAGGTAGATTTGTGGATTTGAGCTGAAATTTGATTGATAGCTGTAATCAAAGTTTGATTCCAGTCTTTTTGAGTGTAAGGAACTGCACTTGAACCCAGACGTTTCCATCCGTTGTAATCCCATCTCAAGTTCCAAGCTGCACCTTTACGTAAATCTCTTAAGATTTCACGGTCAATTTCAGCCGCAACTTGCTCAGATAATAAAGCTGTTAATTCAGCCTCAGCATCGATGTTATGGAATGCCGCAACGTCTTGTGCCATTTCTGGAGACCATTGAGCTCTTAATTTTCTTTCTGTTACAGAAACTGTAACTGACATCAAATCAAATGAAACTTCACCAATTCTATCTTCAAATTCTAAGTTTTTGTAGATTCTGTAAGTAGCAGTGAATGCTTGAGAGTTAGTAACAGTTGTTGAAGAGAACGTTGAACCTGTGTAACCGTCCATTGAACCACCACAAGTAATACAAACTGGTACTTGTAAATCAACTTCTAAGTAGATTTTACCTTCAGTATCACACATGTTGTCATATTGACCACCATCAGTTTTACTGTTAGGGAATACTAACGTATCGTTGTTATTACCATATTGTACAATACCTTTACCATATCTTTGAGTTACAACTCTAAATAAGTAAGGGTTATTTACGTTTGCCGCAGTGTTAACGTTACCTGCAACACCATAGATAGTTAAATCAGATAAGAACGCTTCGTTGTCCATTGGTTGACCATCAGGACCGATTAATTTACCAGCACCATCAGATGCAAAACCTGACATAACAACAAGAACTTTTCTATAGTTATCTTCAGTGTAAGCAGAAGGAACTAATTGGTCAGCTAACCATGAAACTGTTGTTACGTTTGCAGTGATTGCCGAGAATTGTCCTTTAGAATAGTCAAATAAACCTGGTGGGTCTAATGCTGGTTCGTTACCTTCGTAGAATCTATCGTAAAGGTCTTTAGTGTTGTTGTAGTCATAACCACTGTTTGGTGAACCACCATCAATTGCGTTATCGTATCCAGGTGCTCCGTAAGGTTTACGGTGAATACCATTAGTTGTTGTTGAATTGTCAGTGTACGCTTGAATGTTAGGTACAAAGTAGAATAATTTACCAATTGGTAAGTTCATTGCTTGTACTGAAACGATATCGTTTGCTAATAATTTAGAGAATACACGTCTAACGATTGGGAAAACCACTGTTTCAAATGCACCTGTATCAGATGTAGATGATGCTTCATTAATTAAAAATGATGCTTGGTTTTCGTATAATTGTGCTACGTTTTCTCTCATGTGACCTTTTAGACCCTCTAAGAATCCTAATTTGTCCCATTTGTTGATTGTATCTTCTTTGATAACTTTTAAGTGTTTTAAACCAATGTTACCAACAAGACCTGATTCTAATAATGCTCCCATTTTAGTTTGTTTTGTTTTTTAAGTTTTATTTTATTTTTTTAATTACCCTAATTTACCCATTAAATCCTTCATTCTTAAGAATTGTGGATTCTCATAAGTTTTTGATTCAATTAGTGTAGTTGATGAACCAGTTGAAACAGTTTTATTTAATTTGTTTCCAACAGATTCGTTAATTGATTTTGTGTCAGTTGTTCCTAATTCGTCTTTGATTGACCTATAAAGAGATTTTGACTCTTTTAATGTCTCAACATCGTCGAATCTTCTAAGAATATTAATTTTTTCTTTCTTAGTAGTTGAATGTTCTGTGAACAATCTTGTCGCGTAAGCCAAATTAGAATTAAAGATAGCAACTTCGTTCAATTTTTCTCTGAACACATTAAGTGCTTTTCTATATTCTTCATTTTTCTCTCTTAACATATTCACTTCAGCATCTAAACTTTCAACTGTTACTCCGTTTTTATAAACGTAATTTCTATTGTTAGTAATACCTTTTCTTAAACCTCTACCTTCTTTAGAACCCATACCGTATGTTCTAGCAGCTTCTTTGGTTTCTTCTTTTTCAAAAGCTTTTTCCCCTTTAGAATTTGTCATACCTTTTTTAGTGGTGTAATCTTCTTTACCTTTCATGGTCTTAGATTTATCACCTCTATTCATTCCGTAATCACCTTCTTTAGTTTCAGTTTTAACAACTTTAGATTTACCTTCCATGTTAGCACCTTTTTTGTAGTCAAATTTTGCTTTTCCTGTTCCCATTTCTTTTGGACCTTCTTTTTTGTCTTCTTTGAATCCACCAGAGGTCTTATTGTATG